CAGAGGAGTTGCGCGCGACGTGCAGATTTCTATAAGGTAGGTTCAGCTCTTTTGTGTGACTCTCTGCCAATGCCCTACGACAATCCACAATACAGACCTGCCTCTTCCAAAAATCCTTTTCCTGCTTGGCTTGTGTAGCGTAGTTGAAGCTGCTAGGGTCGTATGTGGCTATTAATTTTACACCTAGCCATGTGCCTAATATACTGCCACGATAGTCGTCTAGTGGTTGTTTACCAGTTAAGGCCCACAACGCTGTAGCTCCGAGAGCTAGAATAACGTTTGGTTGTATGGCTTGGATTTCGCGGCGTAGGTCGTCTATCTGTATTTGCAGGTCTATGCCTGCGCCATGCGCGCGGGATTGGACAGTTTCGCGCGGATTAGCAGATGGTGGTATCTGGTATTTACTTACATAACTTAACCACACATCATTACGATTGATACCTGCGCTCGCTAGAACGCGATTTAATTCACGTCCTCTACTACCGGAGAACGGTTCAAGCGTAGCTTCATCGTCTGGTAATGGTGCTTCGCCTAGAATCATAAGTGAAGCAGAACCAAATCCTTTAGCGGGTACGTAGATGTTCATTCTTCACAATCTGTAGGGCTTGTTCGCGCGTCAAGTTTTCTAATGTAACATCTTTTAATATAGCTTTCATTAGTTTAAGATTCTCACTAACTTGTCCTACTGAGATATTTAATCGTTTAGCTGTATGGCGCATGGTCCACTTCTTCTTATGTCTTACTTTTTGATAGTGAAATAGACCAATAAGGACACAACGCTTGTGCCAAATCTTTTCTTTCTGAAGGGCTTCTTGGTAGGTCATAGAGAATATTAGGGGGTGACAACTAAAAAGGTTTTTCTCGCTACAGCAAGGAACCTTCTAGCTATCACCCCCCTTTTCATCCAGTCTTGTGGCGGCTTTTTGTGGCGCAATCTTCGCAAACTGTTATTCGCGACTAAACGCTACAGCTTTCGCTGCTAACAGAAGCTATTTATCCGACCAGATGAATCTCAGTCGTTATCTTCTGCTTCTACATCATCACCATCTTCTTCGGCGTCATCTGATTCTTCTTCAGAATCTTCATCGTCAGATGCGTCGATATCGTCATCAGTATCTTCTGGCTCTTTCTCAGAGCTTTCAGAATCCCCGTCGAGATAATACTTCATTCTACTCCTCACACGCGATGGCTGCGTTCGCGGTCATTACGCATTCGCGCAACTTCCTAATAGCAGCAGTTTGGTCTGGGCTAGATGGTGTATGTATAATAATTATCTGGGCCATTGTTCTGGCAGCCATACGTATGGCTTCATATCTATCACGCTGTTCTTCAGACGGAGCGTGATATGTGAACCAGCTATTCAAATCGTTATCAGTTATCATTAGTCGCCGTTATACGTGCGATACTTGTGGTTAATGCGGTTGGTGATACGTCCCTCGTATTCCTGGTTCTCAATAAATACGGACAGCATCTTTCCCTCTGCTGCTGCCAAATCAACACGCTGTCCCGGCTCGACGTGATGGCCGAGAGATTCAAAGAATCCAATCATAAATCCCTTCGCGCGGGGATTATCATTGAAGTTCCAGCCTGCGGGTGTAGGAACGCCAGCAAATTCTGTGCTGCCGTTTTCCGCGTTCTTGATAATCTTTCCCTCGATGGGCCAGATTGTCGTGGTATCAGGATTGTCACCCTTCGCTGGCTTCGTGAGAACGCGGTCTACACGAACGACGTACCAGCCCGGTGTGACGATTTTATTGCGAAGAATATCATCGGAGTCGAACGTAACGATAGGACTCATTTGGTTGTAGGTTCCTGTGTGTTGGTGTTGAGTTTGTCGATTGCGGGTCGGATATAGCGCGAATATATTGGGTCATCGTTGAATATTATCTCTGCGGGTAGCTCTAGTTGAGTACGCGCAAAATCGTTTGTAGTAGAAGATGTTAGCAAAGCATATTGGCCGGGACCGTCGGCATCGAAACTTTTCTTTAAGAAGAAATGATAAACTTCTTCACAGTAGGCAGGTATCATCGGTGCGACACGTTTACCGCTTGTAACAATTGTGCGCACGATATTTGAAGGCGCGTTCGGTCCAGTTTTATACTCGGCCTGAATCAAATGCGCTATTAGAATAACATTGACGTTATGGAACGTCCTGATATCCTTCAGCAGAGCTACCATCTCTAATAGAGCAGATGCCTCTGCGTTATAATCTTCTATCTCATTCACCGCTATGTTAGCGATTAGCTTTCCAGCGGCTTGACCAGATTTGCGCGTTCCGCCGCGCTTCAAATCTAATGTTTGCTTCAAGATAGAATTTGCACCAGTTGTGATGCTATCTACGATGATAGATTTATATGGGCAGTTTGAAGCCATGAGTTCTAGCTTCTTTCTTGCTTCATCATAATTCTTTAGGTCATCGTAGTTGATATCAGAAGGATTGATACCCCATTTACGCATTGGTAGCAGGAGACTATTCATCTTCTGGTCCCAACTAAACCAATACTGAGGTGTAGGATATGATAGCGCCTGTGTAGATTTGCGCGTCCCCGGTGTGCCCACAAACATATTGAATTGTGAGCCTATCTTCGCCGCAGACATATTAGCCATCGAGTAGAATCCTCCCGATGATTTCGTACACGTTTCTGCCGTTCTTGAGCGCGCGCATCAGCATCTCACGCGCATCATTTTTCGGCTTAACGGCTATCGCGTGTTTCTTTTTAGCTGCGATTAGCTTGTCTGTCTTTTTAGCCTTAGCTATCGTTTTGTTAGCCTTCATGTGCATCTTATGAAGCTTTTCTTTGTTTTCTGGTCTTTGAGTCCAATGCATAATACTTCTCCTGCTCGGTTATTCCTAACGCTTCCGCTAGGATAGTGGCGATAACGAATGATTTGCTAACGTTATGTTTGTGCGCTAATGCAGCTACGCGCGCACGTATTTTGGGTAGCACGGTGCTCCCTAATGATTCTCTACCACCTTCTATTCGTCTTTGAAATCGCATTTTTTTAGTTTTACGTAAATGAACTTTTCACTATAGAAAAGCTCAAGATACCTTTGTTTTAGATTCTCCCTCAACAGCTTCAATAAACTCAAGAATTTCATCGTGGCCTTCCTTTTTCTTGACCTGAATACAATCCACACAATGCGGCTTTTCGAGCTGCATAGCGCGCGTATCCAGAATCATGGTAACGCCGCAACGATTACAGAGAGTCAACTTTCCGCGTGCGAGTTCCTTACGAATATAATGGCTACAATCAGGCAGATTACATCTAAAGACCGTGTAGCCCTTCTTGCCGAGTACGACGCGCTCGTATCTGTGTACGTGTTTCTGACTAGACATATTAATTCACCGTTGAATTGTTCTGCTTCTCTCGTTCAGCATCGTGCTGAATATCGTTCGCCTCCGCCCAGTCTGCGATTATTTCGACCGCGCACATTGGGCAGCCGTTTCCCGAATATATCGTAGCGTCCTTATTTGACATAACTACAAAGAATTCTATGTGCGGAAAGAACGTTTTCATCAACGCATCTATCCCGCTTAATGCGAGGGTTAAATCGCGCGCACGTTCGTCGTTCAATTCAGTCATTGTGTACCCGCGTGTTCGCTACGTCCCACGGCTCGCCCTTTACGAAGTTCAGGCGAATTTCTTCTTCGCGCATCCCACTATTAGCTTCACATACTCCGCGAAACTGACAGAAGCCATACTTATTTTCACAGTGGGTATAATTAGGGGGCCAATAGCCTATCTCGTTATAGGCCAGAAGTTGCTTGGCCCAGAATGGTACGATAATCTGTGACCATTCTATCAGTCTGTCTGCGCTATACGACAGAACTGGACGGGTGAATTTTTCGTTCACCTTCAGGCTTGTCTGAAAGCCAATCTTATTAATGATAACCTGTCTGGTTTTCATCAAGAAGCATTGACCTGAGAATTGATTGTTCAGCGTGGTAGAATCCCTACGCTGCTTCATGGATTTGTGGTCTACTGGAAAGATACCTTGGTTGGTATCTACAGCTAAATCCAACTTCGCTTTCCACATGATACGGATTTCGTCATCTTCGTAGATAACGTCTTGTATCACATGCTCTGCGAATATCGGTATCCAGTAGTCGTTCTTATAGTATTCAAAATACTGTTCCATTGTATTGAATACTGTTTCAACGTCTTTGTCGTCGCTGTTCGACATTTCAGCGACGTATTTACGGCCTTCTGCAAAGCCATCTATTTGCGCATTGGATTTGCTCTTTCCACCAATCACGCCTTTATTGTAGTATTCGAGTATCACATGAACGAGTGAACCCATCTCTAGCGATGGTGATTTGCCACCGATAGATTGTAGATGATGATTAAATCTGAAGTCGGCTAGACGCGCGCACGACATTAGCGTGCTGAGCACGGTCGCGTCTAGTATGACGTTCTTCTTAGGGATGTAAACTTCCATTATCCCATCGTCCTTCCGATGACATGCGCTTGTTCGGCGTTGATTTTCTCCAACGCGTCGATATACTTCTTCGCAAAGTACACGAAGTCATGTAGAGATATGTCACCAGTAGCGAATTCTTCGATAGCTGATTCGTACAGCTTCTTCGCTTCCTTCACAGTGAGCACGATAGATTCAGACATTGAAAATCTCCTTAATTCTCTCGTTAAGGTGGCCCTTGCCGAGAATATCTGAGAGCATGGTGACGAGAGCAGCTAATTCTTTTAGCTTCTCCACATCTTTTCCTAGCTTATTCAACTCCATTGACGAGTCGATGATATGCTTTACTTCCGTGGAGAAAGCCATGCGCAGACCGCGCACTCCCTCTACGTATTCGCGCAGAGTTGGCATCATAATCTTTGCAGTTTCGTCGAGCGAAGTATTCAGCTTATCAAATACTTCTAGCTCTTTTCCTAGCTGCTCGTTGACGGCGTGCAGGCGTTCGATGTTCTTTTCGGCAGTTAGGATGGATTGGTTGGTGTTGTATGTGGTGTTGTAGTCTTTCATTAGGATGCTCTTTTCTTGTTATAGTCCTTTAGACAAGTTTCAGCGCATTTCGCGCATACAACGTACAGACCGTAGTCTGTGTAGACGCGCGTCGTGGCACGTTTGCCACAACATTTACCGTGTGCGACGTGTTCGCATTCGCACATATGAAAATTCAGCCTCACTTCTCACCTTCGCTGAAGATTTTATCCCAGCACGGCTCGCACAGGCCGGATATCTTATATTCAGCCTTGCCAGCATCACTGTAGAATGTGGGCGGCTGCTTGCAGCTCACACAGATATTCTTGGCTATGGCTTCGCTTTTCGACATGCCATAGATATTCTTGGATAGCTCGTTTTTAAAGTGTTCTAATGCCACGTTGAAGTCTCCCATGCTACCCTCCAATCAAGAAAATGATAGCACCGATAGTGAACAACCACAATCCGACGAGAAGTATATTACCCACGTATCGAATAATCATATTCATTATTCATCTACCTTTGCTGCCACAACCGCTGGCGCATTCATGCGTGGACGGTTGATGCT